ACATATTTTTCAGCTCCACCTGTGCCTTTGCCGCCACCAGCAGTTAGCACTTTTTCAAACCCAGCTTTCCTTAAAGCATCTTCTTTGGCTCGTAACTCCTTCTCTCTTTCTAGCTCCATTCGATAGTCGCCGCCGCCTTCTAGCCTAGGAATTCCATATGACATTTTTTTATTAGGTGATCCTTTTACAGCATCCCTTCGCCGAAGAAGCTTACGCTCTTCATCTGTTACATATGCTAAGCTTGTATTTCCGCTTTTTACTGGAATTTTCATCGTCTAATGCCTCTAAGAGAATAATTAACAACCGCTCCTTGAAGGGTTATTGGTTTATCGTAAATGGATTCGTTTTTAATAATAAGTCCCATGTTGGTTCCTATACCGTTTATTTTAATTCTTTCTGATGCAACAACTGTAACTCCAGTAGCGTCATTAGATATATCATCTGCTGTCCATTGGTCCGCTGTAACAGGTACAGTGTAGCTTGATGCTGCTGGTGAAGTACGTGGGTCGTATGTGCCACCATAATCAAAGCTTGGCTGAATAGTAAGTGATGTAGATGTATCAGCATTAACTTCTAGGTTTATATCTCTAAATCTTTTCTTAGCTTGTGGTGATCCATAGCTATGATAGGAAGTTCTAATAAATGATGGCACTGATTCTCCATCGAAACTAGTACCTGAATCAATCTTTCTTACATAGCCGTCTTCAAACCCACCGTATACAACTTCAAATCCATTCTCATCTTCAGCAGAGCATACAGAATATAGTTGATGCTTTAAAGTAAACGGCATAATACCTCTATTCTGTCTATTAATATAGGTCATCGTAACACCTGTTTTATCATTAAAGAATAAACGGTATTGATTCTTTGCTCTAACCTTTACAGAGTTTATAGCTTTTTCTTTTTGTTGCTGCATGTAAGGATCAATAGCATCAGATGCAACAGCTGCTTGGAAGTCACCAAACGCTTGAACTGTAAATATAGAAGTAAGTCCTCTATCATCCAGAAAGAATGTTTGATCCATTTTCTGCAGCGTATAGGGTATAGCTCCGGTTCCTTGATGAAATCTTTTAAGAGCCCAGTCTAGAGATGAGGAACCATACAACATAAACGTTTCATTTCTGGTAAAGATAGACATCACATCGTTTACTTCTGTTGAGAATCCTGACACAACATCACCAACAGAAAGCTCAGCAGCTCCAGTTATTACGCTCCATTTGTTAGGCGCTGCAATACTTGAATGTTGAATAGAGCCGCTCGGAAAAGAATAAAATAAATGTTTTGTGTGAGCTATAACATGCTCTGGTTTATCTACAGATGTGCCTGTGTTTATCTTTGTAAACGTAGTACCGTCCCAAGAGAATCCCTTATCAACAGTATTGACACCATACATAGTAATGCCAGACGTGGTACCTCTAAAATTATAATTTATAAACTCGTACTTACCATCAGGATTAATTGTTTGCTCGTATACAGTACCGTTAGCTTTTGCTACAGTAACAGAAGTTGGTTGAGATGCTCCATTAACTTCTGCTCTTTTAACCCCAGAAACTGTAATATCTTCTCCATCAGTCCATGTCCCACTATTGTTTTTTACTGAAAAATATCCAACAGCTGTGCCTGCGCTAAAAGTTCCAGATGTAATTGTAACGCTTGTTACTTCAGCAGTCTCTCCAGATGTTCCACCAGTAATAGTATCTCCAGCACTTATCTCTATTGTTCCTGCGTCAAAAGCAAGAAGAGGCATCTGAAGATCTTCATTATCAACAAATCCTCCAGATATATTAGTAAAAACCATTGTTCCTGCAGCGCCTGTTTCCCACAACCCATGATAACTAATGCCCTGAAGGTCTCCGCTTGCTCCGCTAGTTGCGCCAACTAAAGTTGTTGGGGTGCCCGTGTCTCCAGGAGTAGGCTCACCATTTGTAGTGGTGCCATCAAAATCTAATGCTTCACCAAGGCTAACCTCTGTCCATCCAGAAGAAGATGACTTATACATTCCAGCGGTTGCCCCGCCCACCTTATTTCTAAAAGCATATATGTCTCCGTTGTATACCCAAACGCCAAGAACAGATCCTTCTCCAGGAACAATAGTTATAAGGTCTCTTTGGTTTTCAATACGCTCTTGCAGCTCTGGCAAAAGGCTTGCATCAGCACTAGCATCTCTTAATACTGGATCGCCATAAACATATGCAGAAGCGTAGATACCCATTAGCCAACCCTAACTACATTAAGTTGCCCGTATTGAAATAGCATGTTCTGTGATGATCCTTGGTCATGGCGCAATCGAACAAGAAGATCAGAGTGTGTAGTATGCCCAGTAGTATCTATAATGCCTCCAGCAGCAATGGCCGCGGCCTCAGAAGAAGAGCCAAGAAGTCTTTGTACTTTAAAGTTACTTTCTACAACCGCGCCACCATCAGCCTGAGTAGCAAGCAACCAAGTCCACAGTACGTTACCCGCAGTTCCTTGCTTGTAAGAGATGTTCATTTGTGCCATGAACAATCCTTTTGTGTAGATTCGGATACGATCATTAGCGTAGTCAGCATCTGCTCCATAGGTAGCGCCATCGGTGTCATCAGAGCCGTTAGCGCCTGAACCTCCTCCTGCCCAATCAAGAGTGACTGTAGTTCCATTCGCCACTGCCTGTGCCGCAGGAGTTCCGTCTGCCGCATTGTTGTTTATATTTGCATATGAACCCATTGCAGAGACAACATAGTCTCTCATGTCTTGCGCTGAAATAGAGCCAACAGTATTATCTGGAAAACTAGTTCCAAGTAAGTATGCTCTAGTACGTCTAGTATCTGCCATTATCTATACTCCATATTAAATGCGCTACCGTATGCGCTATCTGCGTTAAAAATATTAATTGTTTCGCCTATTTGAAATTGACCACTTACAACTGAATAGTAAATATAACCTTGTGCATTATCATTTGAAAATGATCCACCGTTAGAACCGCTCTCAATACCTTCTATCTCTACCTGAAGTATTACTCCAACAGCCCCAGTAGTTTGACCTTTTATTAAATCACCAGGCGATGGTATGTTTAATAAAAACCCAATGTTATAATCAGATCCAAACTGTTCAAACAAAGATTTGCCAATAGTAAATGGCATTCTGTAATAAACAATATTTGATGGAAGAGTTTGACCATCTGCTCTCTCATATCCATCTAACCTTTGGTATCGACCTCTGATATCAACCTCAAAGTTATCAGCAGATACACACTCGCCAGGACTTATAGATAAAGCAGGATCAACAAGGTTTATTCCACCAGTAAATGGAAAATACTTTGACTGAAGTCCCGAAGGAGCTAAACGCCTATTTCTTAATTTTGTCATTCTGGCCTAACTGTATAATTAAATAAGTCTTGAACTTTAGAAAACCTTCTATTCTTTTGGCCTGGAAGTTGGTCAGCTTCTAACTTGTCAAGCAAATCTTCAAAAGAAGCTAATGCCCCGCTAAGTATTTCAGGAGCATCTTCATTCTCACCATAATATATTTTTGCTCTAGCAATAATCATATTGTGAAATCGTGGGGGAATAGAAGATATATCTGAATCTGCTGCTAATTCTGTAGGAACTCTGTAGTATTCTGTAGATATAGTTGTAGTAGAATCTGGGGTAGGCCAAACATCTATAACGTTATCAGGTTTAATAGAGAAAACTTCTGGAGTTCCTGAGTCTATTACGCCAAGCTTGTATTCAAGTCTATATTGCTCCCAATCCATAAAGTCTAACTGTTGATAGTCATCTGTAGCTTTACTAAAGACAATAGAATCTAATTTCCAATTGCCTAAATCTGCTGGTGAGTTTAGAGTAGACACTCCAATCGAAGGGGTTATATTTGCTTCGCTCCATAGATAATTCCAGTTGAACCATCTACGCTGTATATCTAGATCTGCGTTTTTAATGTAGCGAACAACAGCAAGCTCTTCTTCTGAAAGATCAGAAGCTGTTACACTTGATGGACCAGTTCCAGGAATACCTATATCTCTGGACATATCTTGGCATAATTGTAAGTATGTACTCATTTTAAGTTCTTCGCTATATCCATGTAAACTTTACCTACTGGTATTTTAGATGCACATAATGCACCACCTGTTTCTTTATCCCTAACACAAGTGTCAAATCCGTGATGCATCTTATGACAAGGATAACACTCTGCTTCAAATGGCTCAAAGGTTGTGGTGTTATTCCAGTGCTTGCTTAAATTTTCTTTTGATGAGTGAGACAAGAACAAACTTTTATGCACTCTGCTGTAGTTAGAAACAGAGTTTAATACTCCTGTCTCTGGCCCTACAATTACATTGCATAGTTTTGCTAAAGCTAGAACATCTCTTATAGGCCACTCACCCGATGTAGTTATTACCCTGCTTTCTTTTTCCCATCCTTGCTCAAGAAGTTTACATGCGTAATCACCCACTGTGATAAATGTAACATCTTTTCGCATATCAAGAAACCTAGCCATTAAAGCATCATTTCCAGGCCAGACTTTATGAACAGAAGATCCAGATAAAACATTCATAACAAGATGTTTAGTTTTTACTTTCTTCTTCTTCCAATCCCTCATTCTGGATTCTTCTTTTTTTGTTGGGTAGAATGATGTGTCAAACTCATGCTCTACACCAGCAATGTCATGCATTCTCTCCATGTAATTAACATTACATTCTGCATGAATATCTTCCTTATTCCATTTAAACCTTTCATCTCCTGGAATAAGAACTGGTCCTTGTTCTAACTGAACCGTCCTGTCTCCAACAACTAATAGGGTTCCCTCTACAGATTCTGAGAATTGAATCACCTTGTCAAATAGCCCATCAAAATGCGCCCAGTAATCATCTAGTTTATCTGGGTATATTTGATTAGTTCTTTGTACTAAAAGCTCATCAACGTAAGGATTAGATCTTAATATATCTTTTCCTGTCTCATTAGTATTAACGCAAACTCTGTATCCCTGCTTTTGTAGTAGTGGCAGAACTGAACTTGTCTGCAGTATGTCTCCAAAAGCTCCATATCTAATTACACAAACTGTTTTTTCTTTTCTTATTCCACCAAAGTCTTCGGGAGTAAAGTCAGAAATTTCCTTTTCAGGAACTTTTATTATTTTCAAGTTGTCCTCTTTTAGAAGCCCCATCCTGACACAGTCATTCCAGACCGTACCATTTTGCCATTTACTCTGGCTTCATTGTTAGATCGTGGCTGCTCTGCAGCATACTCTTTGCAACGCTCGTCAAATAGCTGATCGCCACTCGTGAATCCTTTCTGCTTGGGCTCGGTAGAACCATAGCTTTCTTTAGGCGTTTCTTCTTGGTCGCCAATATACGCAGTTATTACATTAATTTTCATATGATTACCTTACCCTGTAGGTTGGCTTAGGTTACATCTATATAGGTCCCAGGGAGCACGAAAAAGCTGTTCCCTACGGCCTTAGAATTAAAATGAATTGGGGGAGAGTTGCCCCTCCCCCGCATCAATTAGGCTTGCTCGAACTTCCCTTTTGAGGGAGCACTAACACTGCCTTTTGCGATACCCATAGGTTTCTGATCTGGGCCTTTGCTGTCCATCCCCATTGAAGCTAGGGATTCTCCTGCAAAAGACTTCTTCTCAGTCAAACCATTGTCGGGCATTTTGCCACTTGCACTATCTTTCATAATTTCCTCCTAGTACCATTCAATCATGACATGAACATGCGCCTGACCAGCAGGAGTACCGCCAGTAGGAGCTTTCAAAGTCAGATGAATATCGGTATCAGCTGGAAGTGCGTCGAGCACAAGGTCAGCAGCCGTGTCAGTCAGGCTCTGCTGAGCACCAGCAGCAAGCGTACCTAAACCCATGTTTACGTACTGCGTACCAGCGGCAGAAGAACCAAGATTGACAGCACCTTCCGTGGTGACGGCATTGAAAGTTTCGATAGCTTCAACATCAATCTCTTTGATGCTACCTTGCTTTCCTTCTGGGCCACGAATAATCATGGAACCAGTGCCTGCACCAAAGTCGTGGTAATAGCTGAATGCATAAGGACGTGGATCGCTGTAACTCATAACAATTTCTCCTTAAGATTGGCTATCCCACATCACGATGCGTGACTGGGCTGCTTGTGTGTGAACGAGGCCGAAACCTCCCAAGTAATACCATGCAATACCACGGTCCCGTCCAAAGTCGCCAGGAATTTTCCCACGAATTTCTTCAGGAACAGCGATAGCTTCAGCAACAGTATCTTCACCAAAGAACAGGCACCAATCGGACTTGCCGTTGGACCATGCACTAGCTGAAGTACCGAGAGCTGCGGCACCTTTGTGGGTCTGCTCAACGAAACGCACACCCTCGTAACGACCAATTTCGCCGTTCATAATCATCTGGAAACCAGCATCAATATACTGCTTAATTCCTTCAAGATCATTCTTCAACTGACGATAGGTCGAAGGACGCGAGATTGAGTAATAATCATCATCAGCATACGCTGGGATGTTACGCTCTTTCATTTCGTCAACAATTAACTTGACGTGCTCTTTACCAAGAGCAATGTTGTTAACCGTTGCAGACGCACCATTCTCTGTAACTACCAAAGAAGTCGTACTCGTACCTGCAGTAGGCGTGACGCGAACTTTCGCGGCATCGAACTGCGCAGCAGCAAGATTATCGAATCCTTTAGTAGCATCGTTTTTCAGCACTTTCCGGATAACTTCGGCCACAGGCTGCTCAGAGAGATCATCCAATTTACCAGTGTACGGTACGCTGTTACCAGCTTCCGTAATGGTCATGGTTCCCTGAGAAATAGTGAACGAGGTTTCTGGGATGGTGCTGGTCTCTGTTAGTGTCGTGCCTTGCGTGGCAACGTCACTGTACACGTTCCAATGGAATGTATCGCCGCGATGTAAGCCCTGATGCGCTGCGTCTTTTACGTCGCAGAACTGACGGAACTTGACCATCGGCTGAACTGCCATCCGAAGAAGGCGGCTCAGGTTGTCAGCATACATATAACCACCAGAGGTGTTAACTGACCATACTTGTCCAGCCATAATTAACCTCCAAAAGAGTTATAAGTTTTGGCCTCTAGCTTTACGCATTTCTGCAACAATTTGAGATGGTGTCATAGGGACATCATTCTTCGCATTGCCAGCCGAAGCCCTTACGGATTTAGGTTGTCTCACAATTTTTTGCTTGCGATTAACCCGTTCATTTGAATCATTACTAGTTCCAGCCCACTCACGAGTGTACTCAGCAGCTGCATTGATAATCTGCGACGGTGTCCAATTAGGATTTTGCTCCGTTAGGGTAATCGTCTTCCTATCTGCAATTGCTCGAAGCTCCTCAGATTCTGCAATATCTGGATAGCTTTCATTAAAAGATCTTACTGCATCCTCTAATTCAGACTGATATGCTGCCCTCTGAATATGCTCTTGCTCTGCTTTTTTTCTTGCTTCGTGAGAAAGAATAGCTTGATTTACAACCTCTTCTACATTTTGGGTGGCATTGCTGCGCCCACTATTTGCCAAGGTCCTGAGTAGTTTAGCAGCCTCCGCTGCGTCATCCTGGAATAATGCTTCATGGTATTTTTCGACAATGTCTTCAACACCTTCTGCTTCTTCCGTTTGCTCAACGTCCTGACGGGATGGTTGAGAATTTAACATTCTTAATTGTTCTTGAATCTGCTGCTCTCGATACATAAGCTCTCGCTCTTTAACAGCAGCAGCTTGAAACTTTTCTTGAGATGCGCGATCTTTCTGATGGGAAGACTTTAAAGAATCAAACGGAACATCTACTTCTTCACCGTTGACTTTAACCTTGGTAACCCACTGTTCTCCATTAAACCATACTGGCGCATCTGGAGCTTCCTGAGCTTCTTCTACTTCTTCTTCTACGTGCTCTTCTTCCCTACGTCTGTTATAGATCTCCTCTAAAGCCTTTTCCCTAGCGGAAAGAGGGTTTATCTTAGGCATATCAAGATCATTAACAGCTTGTTCTTCAACAACTTCTTCCGACTCTAACGCATCCTGAACTTCTTCTTGGGTAGCGTTTTCCATATTACTATCTCCTTATGGTTCTAACACACCAGAAGATTTGTATTTTGAAATCTTATCAGCATTCTCCCCTTCTTGTATAATACTGTCAAACCACTGCAGCGTTTTTAAGGGTGTTGAGAGATCAGAAACAATCTTCCGGTACTCTTTTAGTTCTTCTTCTGAAGAACCCTTAAATCCGTTTAAACCAATATCTTCTAAATTATTAATTCCCTTTATGTACTCATTGAGGGCTTTTGTTAATATTGCTTTACCTACGGATGTATTTAAAAAATCTTTTGTGGTATGACCTATTCTTATTCTTTTAACTAAGTCATCAATCCCGACTTCACGGGGATCATAGTAATCCATATTATCCTACTGCGTAAGGTATTTTACCATAGTCGTCTCTAGCCATTACTCCAATATCGCCTTCGTCAACCATCTCTTCTTGTCTTGCAATCTCAGAATCTGCTATCTGATTTATTAAAGCTTCTCTTTGCAGCATTAACTCAGCACGTCTAGTTGCTACGTCTTCCTGCTTCAATTGTAAATCAATATTTTTTAGCTGTGCTTCCATTTCTTTTTTGCGAATTTCTGTGCCGTACTTCATGTTAGCAACTTCAAGATTTCCTTGCTGTTTCATCTGTTCAATAGTAATTCTATTTTGCAGCTTTCCTTGTTCAGACTGAATGTATCCTTGCATCTCTTCAAGTTGCGCTGTAAGTTCTGCAACCTGTGGATTCTGCTCCATCATAACAAAACGTTCACCGTCTTTATATCCAAGAGCGCCAAACACTTCTTTTACAATCTCCTGAACATTCAAGCTCTCTGCAAATCCTGGAAGACCTCCAAGCATCTGTATTCCAGATATAAGGTTTTGAACTTTGCGTAATGGATCTGTAGCACTAATTCCAACGTTAACCTTTAATAGAACTTCGTACTTTAACAGATCGTTTATAACACCCTGGTATTGCTGATTAACTTGAATTGCTGCATCGCTCGCTAATTCAAGAATAATTTCATCTGTTTCATAGTACTGCTCAAGACGCATAAGCTGTTTAAGTACACGCTCTACCCAAGTTTCAGAAAAGGTTCTAAGAACATACTCTGTAACTGTTCCACTGTTGCTTGCCATAAGTGACATACCGCCAACAGTTTCATTTAAAGATCTAGCTCCTTGTACTGTAGACGTTGAGAAGTTACCTTGCAACTCATCAAAGTCCATATTGATCCTATCCTGTTCTGCATAAGCTGAACCTGTAACATCTCTAGTATCAATAACACGTACATCGTTATCTGGATCATCCATCTCTACTGCGCCACCAGGAACAGATCTAAACAAAGCATCTAGATCAATGTTTCTATCTCTGCGAATATGGTAACGTTTGTTCATTGCTAAACGAACATTGTCAAACCTTTGGTTCCATATGTCGTTAGCAGCAGCCTGCAATTCTTGTGTTAGCTCTACTGTTCCAGCTGGATAAAGTCTATGAGATTCTACATTAGTGTAACCCATTACATAAGGGCGCTCACCATTCCTTAACCAAGGATACTCTTCTAGAAGAGGTTTTGGATCTGTAAGCATTGCATCAGTTCCTACTGTATAGTAGCACCAATCCATTCCTTCTCTGCGAACAATGTTTTTATGTATCCATACAACTTTGTAAGAATCAATATCACCATAGCCAGCATCGTTATCTAATCGATCCTCTCTTGGCTCATCCCTAATCATTCGGGTGGTATCATCATCTTCATCTGTATCAGAAGCTAGAAGCTCACCTATAGGAATATCTAACCACTCTCCATCTATCATTTTTTGTCTAACATCCTGAACGTACATAGGCATAAGATGAATGATATAAGGACTGCTTTCCATAGGATCATGCCAGTCAGCAGCAGGATCAATTCTAATATTTTCTGGAGAAATAAGATCTATAATAGGTTTATCTTTAATGGATGTCTTCTGTTTAGTTACAACAGGATTACCGTCAGCATCCATAACAGGCCTGTTCTGACTATCTACATTTAAGTAAGCCTCTTCTTTCTCTTCATATTCCCAATACTGATGGCTTACACATATACCCTGTACAGCTGCATCTTGCAATGCTGCAGACATTGTTTGGAACCAAGGAAGAGTGTTTGTAAGTCTGTACTGCATGATAGATTGAGATACCGCTGCAGCCGCAACCTGATCTGGGTCGTTAGGATTTCTAGGCTGAACACTTACAACATCTTCGTTAGTAAAGAAAGCAACAGCCATAGCAGACTGAAGGTTTCTTACAGCAGTTCTGGTCTTTGGTCTAAAAAACCTAGACCTTTTGTCATACGCCCCAGTGTTATACTTAGAACCAGGGGGATGCTTGCTGTTAAACAAAGAAATGCTTTTTTCCCACTGATCTCTAAGGTTAGAATCAACCCAATCACTAGACTCTTCATAAGCTTCACGAGCAATACGCAGCCAAAAATCTTCTATGTACGGAGTATCCTCCATCTGTTCAACAGATATATTTTCTGAACCCTCCGTAGGAGGCTGCGGTCTAATTCGGCTCATCTAGAGTAATCCCCATTAAGTTTGCCTTTGGAATCCATTGATAGGTCATGGTACAGTGTGTCATCAAACTGACCCCTCTTCTGCCTAAACCTTTCTAGTATTTCTCCGCCAGCCATAACAACCATTTTGTAATCGTTGTCTATTTTATCGGTATGAAGAACAAATCCCCAGTTGCCAGAAAGACGCATTGATTTTACAGAAACAACTCCGTCCATTACATGTACAGCCCATAACCACCCAGGATACTTTTCTTCTAATTTTTCTGCAATATTTTTAGCTAACATATTATCATTTAAAGAATATATGTTTGACTTTGCAACATCTAAATTCATTACTTTCTTCCCTTCTTTTGTTTCTTTTTTGCAGCGGTTTCGGTATAGAAAACTCTGTTTCCATTGTTGAATATATATGTTGGTGTTGGATACTTAAGAGAAGGATCAGCCTTGTAGCACTCATCCATCCAACTCCAAGTAGTTTCTTTTGTTTTTATATCACCCATATTGTAGGTTTCCATGTTGGGTCTTTCCAGACAGAGCTAGGAAATTTACCATCTATTGTAAGTATTCCGCTAACGGGATCATAAGAATGAGTCTGCCCTACAATTGGTGCCCTGCCATAAGCGCTCCAAGTATTTGGATCTGTTGCCCAAGTGGTTGATATGGTGTACCACTTAATTAAATCCATTGATAAGGAGCCAGCGGGAACAGTCCTGAAAACTCCTTTAGCAAATACTGGTCCATGTCCAGTAAGAGATAAAGATCCAGCTCCTATACTTGGCGCAAAACTTATACCGAGATTAGGAGAAATACCATTAAGAGTTAGGTTTACACTGTCTGGATAAACTATATGATTGTTAGGATTATCTGGAGCATATCCAGTTAGGCTTGCGCTATATGCACTAGGGGCAAGATAGTAGTCTTCCCAATGATACGTAGCCGCATTCCAAGCATCCGAATTAGATGACCAAGAATCCCAAGGGTTAGACATTACAGATACCTAACGTGTAAAGGATCAGCCTCCGCATCAGGTGATTCAGGCCATCCCCAATATGTTTTATCTACTGTAGAATTAATTGTTTCAGTTTCATCAGATACAGTTGTTACGCCTTCTTCATCAGTAACTTCAATTCTTCGCTCCTCTTGCACTTCATGATTCTGAAAGTTACGAATAGCATCTACAGAAGCAAACGCTTCAATTCCTGACTCAAGACTGTTACCATGAGCGCGTACTTCATTACGGTATGTAGTCCATTCAGAAGACATAGCAGTTTCACTGTCAATAGACCTGATAACTCTCCAATCAGAAGGAGCAAGCAATGCGCCTGTGTTTGCTTGAACCTTTTTAATAAGGTCTTCTTTTAAGAGTTCAACATCTTTTTCAGTAGTCGCGTAAGAAATTACATACTCTCCATCAACTAACTCATATGTTTCTGA